CAAACTTATCCAATTTCTCCATTATCTCTGGTGTAAAATATTTCTCAGGATCATTATTAATAGTCTTACCAAATGTTTTTGTGCCGTCTGGTAATTCTATGCGAGTAGATACTGATTTAAAAATACCGGCTTCTACTGCCAACTCCAACAACCCATAATGTTTATCTAGTCCTTTAGTGTATGACAAACGAACATCTACCATTTGATTTTCTTTTGTAAGTCTAGACTTGTATGTTTTACAATGGATGATGTTGCCTATCACCTCTGTACCATCTTTCTCTTTCTTCTTGGAGAGATAAATGATCTGTGATGCAGCATACTTGAGTCCTGATCCACCCCCCATTTCTTTCTGTGGAAACATAGAACCAATCACATCATAGGTGTGGTTAGTCAGTATCAGGGGTATACCTAACTTGCCCAGTTTCAAGGTCAGTACCCTAAAGGTTGCCTTGACAATTTGAGATCGTGTCATGTCTCTGGTTTCTTTTCCAGCTTCTGTATCTTCTATCTCTTTCGTTGTAGATAGCATTCCCAGACTGTCCAAACAAATCACTAATGGTTTTCTTTCTTCATCATTTTGATATGCTTCTAATACTGCTAACACCTGATAACGAAACTCTTGTACCGTTGTGACAGGTAGTATCGCCATTCTTGTAGAATCTATACCACGTTCTTCAATCATATCTTTAGTGATAGCTGATTCACTTTCAAAGAATACTACATTGGCATCTGGATTAGACTCCAGAAATGCCTTACATACCCCTAAGACAAAAAACGTCTTGCCTGTCGCTGACTCTCCTGCAATGGCAGTAATTTTATTTTGAGGTAGGCCACCATAAAGGCTACCGGAACAAAGAGCATTAAAAATAAAACTCCCAGTATCGACATAACCACTGACATCAGCAGTAGCAAGACCGTCGCTAACAATTGTACCATATTCATTACCTGTTTCTTTAATTACATTCTTCAAGAAATTTGACATCTTCTTTTTCTCCTTCACTATAACTCATTGTATACCATTCTATTCCTCTCTCCTTAAGCATCTGTTCAATTTCAGCCTTCATGGAGAGAGGCACATTTATTGTTTTATACTTCTTATTTTTATACACAGCCAAAAGCATTATTTAATTTCATATCTATCCAGATTCTTTTCAAACTCATGTAGACGTTTCCAAATACTTCTCAACTCTGTGATAGTTGTCCAGTTGTGTAAGAACAATGCAAACCCACCATGTACTTTTTGAAAAGCATTACTAACCTGTACCAATATTCCTAACATTATTGCACCCGTAAATAAACTCGGTCCCATAATCAAATATGGAACAATAACCATAAACTGGTCATAGGTAATCATCCAAGTATCAAAATAACCATAGTGTAAGTATAGCCTATGATAGTTGAATTTTATACCAGTAAACAAACTCAATATAGTTTCAGGCTGAGCATAATTTACCTTATCATCTTCACCTAATACTAAATCTTTTCTAAACGCTGCCTCTACTTTCTGATTGTTGTATTCAAGTCCTGGTAGTTTCCAACCAACGAACCATGAGATTACTAAACCCCCTAAAGATACAGCAAGTGTTACCCATACTAATGAGCCAGGTATTTCACTAAAGAACGGAATGGTAACATGAGCACTCAATGCCCATAGTACTGGAATAAATGCTACCAATGTCATCACGGCTCTGACTACTTGTAAACCTAATGACTCTACAATTCTAGCAAACCTATTACAATCTTCCTGTATACGTTGAGATGCACCTTCTATTTCTTCCTCTACTGTTCTCCATCTTGGAATATAATCAAACGTAATCGCCTCACGCCATCGTAGTCCATACACCCTAGTAAACCAACCAGTCAGTACTGCTAATATTACATAAGGAAATGCTAGTACTGCAAACGAAGGCTCTCCTTCAAACCCATTTGTTACATATGATATACTAATTAGCTTATCATAGAACAACGTAATACCTTCGGCTTGTTTATCTTTATACTCTGCTGCTGTTTGTAGTAAGTTATAGAACCCACCGTACCAAGTGTTTATGGCTACTGTAATCTGTACTTGTATCCATAAGGAGGCTACTAACAACGCACCCCCACCGTAAGCCCAAGGGGCCCACTTCTTACTTCTATAAAATGCTTTAATCATCCAAACAAACCTTCCAAAGTAGCTCGTCGTTTGTGTCTAAAAAAATCAAAATCTTTATTCTTACCGAAGCACCACACATTTTCAATATATATTTTATTCATAAACTCCACAAGTTCTTCATGGGTCTTAAACTTATTTTTACCTTGAGGCCGCTGCATGATTCTCATACCCACTTGACCAAGCCAATGTTCTTGCAACGAATCTACAAGCTCATCACCAGAACGATGACGAACTCCTTTCACTTTGGGGTCCATAATATTAGTCAACAAAAATCCAGTATCACTTAATGAATTAAAACTATTTAGTGCCACCGGAAGATAGAACTCATCACGCCATTTATCATACTCATTAAACTTTGCCCATGACTGATCTTTTTCAAACTCCCCACCCTTATTATATTCCTCTGTAGAAAAATATGGTGGAGATGTAAATGCACAATCTACATTCTCAATACTATCCCATGGCAAATCTTCTGCACCACATCTATATATTTGTGTGGTCTTTCCTGGCGCCATCTTACTATACTCTCTAATCATTTCAGAGTATATTGCAAATGTATTTGGGTTTGGATCACAACCAATATAATGTGTTGCGTCTGATGCAAAGAACCCAGCAAGTCTATCACCCCAACCCATAGACGTATCAAGTACAGTCTTTGCATTGGTCATATTGTAAACGGACTTAGCTACAATGGGTTTGAACTGTGTTGCGATGTATGTACCCAAACGAAACGCTGACATATAGGCAGTCGGAGACAAATCTTCATTAGTATTAATACCTCTCCAGATTGCACCTATAGAACGCCATATTTGTTTTGCTGTTCCTTCTTCCCAGACTTGAGCTGGTGCTTTAAAACTATATGAACCACACCGTAGTCGGAGTTTATTCATAAAGTAATCACTACAAGTATTATATACAGATGGTGTATCTATAAGACCCAGGCCATGTTCTGCAAAATTATATTTGTAGTCATCATACTTTTCAAACACCTCACGATCTAACTGATCTGTTGGTGTAATGAATTTTGTATAGTCGGCTTTCTTTAACTTCTGAAAACTCTCTACCATATCTGCATATGTAATCTCTTTAAACGGAAATGGTGGACGTTCTGTTGCAATATAGATCGACAAAGTTTCACGAAAAGTATCTTTACCATATTTTTCTGTGCAATACTTAAACTCACCCGTATTCATAACAGGTAGACCATCGGCATTACAATGTTCGCTTAGATACGAATATAGTTCTTTATCAGATATCATCCAAACAACGCCTCCAGCGTTCTCTGTGTACCATAACTTCTATCAATTTCCCAACCAATCGCTTCCATAATAAACTGCAACGGATCGACATAAGATTTATCAAACTGTAAATCTAAATTTATATAATCATGCAACTCAAATTCTTTAGGTAATACACCCAGAAATGCAATGACATTGGCCTGCACCTTATTAGGGGTTTTAAGTAATAGGTATTTGATCTTCTCACCTTCTAGAATCAAAGGATACTTTTTAGTTAGATTCAACCTCTTTAGTAAATAATTATATATTAGCGCACCTTTAATATGCATTGGACATTTTTTCTTAAAGATACCATTACTATCACTCCACTTTCTCAAACCATTTACTGATCTTGGAAATGCAATATTCTCTACAGGTAAACTCATAAACTCTTTACGAAATTCCTGTATGAAGTTATTAACAGCTACACTATCTTCATTAACTATAACCTTCAATACTTCTTTAATCTTTTCTCTACATGGGCCAGGTGTAGATGACTTCACAGCCTCAATGCCCATAATCTTTAACTGAGGTTCTGCATATCTCACACCTTCACTATCATGCACATTAAGAATATATCTTTTCTTGGCAGTCCAGATACCTTTGTCAGCAATAACTTCTCTAGACATTTCCATCCTTTGAGCATACGCCTTTACATATTCAGCCAACTCAATAAAACACTTATCAATATAAGGTTCCATTTTCTCTTTAGCGATTTCGTCCAAGAAGTTGATGACTCGTTCTGTTGATACATCAGTTCTCTCGCCAAAAGATTTGTTGACCAAATCATCAAACGTAACGTATATGGAATCTGTATCCGACGCAATAATATAATCCTTGTCTGTTGTCTGTAATATTCCATTGAGATAGTCATTGACTTTATTCTCGATCCACCTGATTGACAACTGACCTGATGTAGTAATAGCGGTAGCCATCTTTTCATTGTAATAGCGAAAATACTGATTTCCAATAGCACCATATGCACTATTGAGAGCAATCTTTCTAGCCATCTGTATATTATTATACTTTGAAATTTCTTTAAGATACTTGGCGTCCTTTGTTTCTTCATATCTCCTTCTAGCATCTAGTGCATACTTCTTAAACTTCACACGATCACCATACATTTTGTCCATCAGCTCTGGTAGAAACCCACTAATATCTTTTCTGAAACAAGCATTGTTTGGTGTCACTGTTAAATTATCACCCAACACTTCCATATTGACTTCTTTATTCAATAATAAATTAACACTAATCGCCTCAGGGAATCTCTGACCAATCATTGTTTCTGGTGAAATGTTATATTGCATAATCAAATGCGGATACAAACTGTTCAAATCAAATGACATAACCCACTTGTGTTGACCCGTTTGTGGATCTTTCACATAGGCACCTTCATACTTTGAACCTTTATTATTGACATCTCTCTGAGGCACGACAATATTTTTACTGCGGAGATAATTATAAATTGTCACGTCCCACATACGAACTTGTGAGAATACATCCATATAGTTGACCTTAGCTTCATAGGCCATAGTCAGACATAACTCTAACAATTTCATCTTATCTTCTAATGCATCAACAAGCTCTACGTCCTTGATATTATAATCAATGAACGATTGATAATCTTTTGTATACCACTCACGGAAAGTTTCATATGGGTTAGCATCTTTCTGCACACCCAACTCTACACTAGCAATATAATTCAATGCATACGATTCTTGATTCTTATATGTGAACTTACGATACAAGTCCATATAATCCATATTCGCAACACCCCAAATATTATATTTGGTTTGTTCTCTACCGAATGTCATTACCTTTTCTTCCGTTACCATATCCCACGGCGACATATTGTTTCGCATCTTATCACCGAATAGTTTAGTGATACGATTAGCTAGATAAGGGACATCAAAGAATGTGGTATTCCATCCAGTTATAACATCAGGCTGAACTTCTACCATAAAACCAACGAACTGTTCCAATAGTTCACTTTCATCTATACAATGCATGTACTCAACATCATCTCTACTATTATTGTAATCGTAGATACCCCATACAATAATCTTTTTTGTTCTATGATTTTTTATAGTGATGGCAAGAACTTCTTCTTCGGCTAAACCAGGATCTGGAAACCCGTTCTCTGAAGCCACCTCTATGTCAATGGTCAACATAAGAATTTTATCCATGTTCCACTCTACATAACCATCATAGTTATCTGCTATCCATACATACGGATATCTCTCCATACCATGAACAAGATCGGGTTGATCTTTATATTGACCAAGAAATTCTCGAGCATCACCAATAGAGCTCAACTGTATAGACTCTACAGGTTTACCCTTGAGAGTCTTGAGTTTTGACTTTTTCTTTGTAGGAAAATAGAACGTGGGTTTATGACGGACTTTATGCTGCACCCGTTTACCGTTCTCAATCGCACGGATGAGAAGCGTGTTCTGTTTCTGAATTACATTTGTGTAGAAGTTATCTGCCATAGATATAATTATAACACAAACAATCTATCCAGTCAATACTTTTGCTGTATTAACCTCAGGCACTACAATGCCCGACCCAAACGCCTGTCTATAATTATTTACTATTTCTTTTGCAGGTTCTGAAATGAAAACAATCCAATCCTTCTCAACTCTTACCTTA